ACTTGCCAATTACCCTTCTGGCTGAGCACGTGCCCCACCAGGTCGTCCTCATGCAGACGCTGCATAATAAGGATGATGCAGCCAGTCTTTTTGTCGTTGAGCCGGCTATAGAGTGTGTGATCGTACCAGGCATTGGCCGCATTGCGCTGAGTCTCAGACAGCGCTTCGTCCGGTTTCAGCGGGTCATCAATGATAATGAAATCGGCACCGCGGCCGGTCAATACACCGCCGACTGAGGTCGCCAGGCGAACGCCCTTCTCCGTGGTCATGAATTCATGCACGGCTTTCCGATCGGGCGAGAGGCGCGTCGGGAAAATGGACCGATAGAAGTCGTTTGAGAGCACTGAACGGCAGTCACCTGCGTGCTTGTTGGCCAGATCCTGACCGTAGCTGGCGCAGATGATTTGAGCACTGGGATTGTGCCCCATAAGCCATGCCGGAAAGGCGACCGACGCAGCCTGTGATTTAAGGGAGCGCGGCGGAACATTAATGATCAGCCGCTTGGTTTCTCCCCGCCAGCAAGCCTCCAATTCAGCGGCGATGACTTCGATGTGCCAATTGGGGCTGAATTCGGCATCGCGGTTAAGTTCATGGAAGGTACGCGCAATGAACGCATAGAGGCTCCTGCGCAAGAGGGCAGCATATTCATTTTTCGTCAGGTTCATCATCTCTGCCTCCAGCGCCGTCCTGCTCAAAGCGGCTGAAGATTCCTCTTAGGACTTTCTGGTCAACCTCGGCCATGACGGATGTGGGAGTGATTGGCTCCGGAGAACGCTCCTCGGCGAAGCGGGCGAGTGCGGTAAGGTGATGCATTGCACGGAGATCTCCCGATGCTGCTTTATTGACCAGTTGCTTGACGGAGGCCTCCAGCTTGGTGATGGTCTTGCGCCGCCCGTTTTCGTTGATGACCACTTTCTCCTGTAGCGTCTTTCCCAGCACCGTGGCCAGATTGCGCTTGCCTTTAGGCCGTCCTTTGGGATTCCCCGAATGGCCTTTTTTGAACTGCGTGCGCTGCGGCGGATTGCGGTAACCAATTTTGTCGTCACTGGTTGTCGACATGACTGGCCTCCTGCTCCAATTCCGTGAATGTCCGGCCTGATAGGGCGTGGATGGCGGACTGGCCGGTGAAGGCCTGCCAGCGGCGAACGATCGTGTCGACATAAACGGGATCGATCTCAATGCCATAGCAAATACGCCCGGTGCGCTCGGCCGCGATGACCGTGGTCCCGCTTCCCAGAAATGCATCGAGAACCACGTCTCCTCGTGCGGAGCAGTCCATGATGGCATCGGCTATGAGAGCCACAGGCTTAACCGTGGGATGGAGAGCAAGCAAATTACCCTCCTCCGTCGACCGCGAGAAGGAATTCACGCCCGCATAGTGCCAGACGTTGCTTCGGTAGCGTCCATACTGGCCGAGCTGGACATTGTTCCGGTGTGACTCTTTGCCGTGCTTGAATACGAAAACCAGTTCGTGCTGGCTACGGTAGAGCGATCCCATGCCAGCGTTGTCTTTGGCCCACACGCATACGTTTTTGAGCTCTCTGTAAACCTGTTTGCCTGCGGCGATCAGCTCGCCCAAGTGACGCCAATCCATGCAAACGAAGTGGATTGATCCATCAACGCTATGCGAAGCCAGCAATGAACAGACGCGACTGAGAAAATCGGTAAACTCAGCCGGGCTCATCTCGCCCGAAGCCATTTTGAAGTCTCTGTGTTGAATGGTTCCTAACCCGGTGGCATGTCCATCAATGCGAACGTTGTAAGGGGGATCGGTGAAGACCATCGCGGCCCTGACATCGGCCATCAGAGCGGCGTATGTGGGATCATTGAGCGAGTTGCCGCAATAGACCTTGTGGCGGCCCAGTTGCCAAAGGTCCCCCACCTTACTCACCTGAATTTCCCCAGTCAGTTCCGGCACCGCGTCAGCAGGGTCTTCCTTGCCCTCGGGAGCGGGGGCGAGGTTTTCAACCATGACATCGATTTCGCCCATTTCAAAACCAGTGGCCTCAAGGCTGAAATCAAGATCAAGGTCGGACAATTCCTTAAGCTGCTCGGCCAAGAGGCGATCATCCCAGGCAGCATTTTCAGTCAGTCGATTGTCGGCAATCATGAAGGCCCGAGCCTGAGCCTCGGTCAGATGTTCGAGGCTGATGGTCGGCACCTCAGTGATACCGAGCACCTGACAGGCCTGCAAACGACCGTGGCCCGCGACGACCTGCATTTCAGCATTGACCAGCAGCGGCACATTGAAACCGAACGCCTCGATGCTCCGGGCAATCTGCTGAACCTGTTTTTCGCTATGGATGCGCGGATTCTTCGGATCGGGCCTGAGGCTTGCTACCGGCTGGTACGTGATTGCCAGCCTGCCAGCTTTGCCTGCACCTGGATCTAAGGCGCGCTTTGATCTCATGCCCATTAACTCAACACTCCTTATTTTGGTGTTGAGCTGAACGTACGATTGGGGACCAAATCTGAACAGGCAACAAAACGCAATTTTTTAGGGTTATTTTGTTTCCGGAGCTGTATTACGGGGGTAATTTCGAGCCGCCAAGGCGGCAGCCACTGGATTTCTTTTCTTAAAATGCTCGAGATTTTTGCGCACGCTCTCTTCCGTGATTGGTTCCTTGAGAGGCTCTCCATGCGCTTCAAACCCAGCGGTTACCAGGCTTGCCAAAGTGGCATAGGTGATCCTTTGCTGTAGTGCTGACTCAAGAAACAGCTGGGAGTCGAAGAGCGCCAAGTTAGAACGGTCACGGCCGTATCGTTTCGTTCCATATGTTTCTTTGCTTCGCCCGAGCTGCCCTGAAAGCTCCATAACAAACGAGCTGAGATAGACCGCTTCTTGCTCGCGGCCCAGCTCTCGATAAAGCGCAACGGCCTCTTTAATGCCTCGAATTGCGATTTCTAACCGTTTTTTGCGACCAGCTCCTCTGGCTTTGCGCTCCCCATAAAGCTGATCCGTAACACCCTTATCTACGTAGGCGATGATTTTCGCCGCGCATGTTCGAGCTACTTCCTCGTCCTTTAGAATTGCCGCGATTGCTGCGTCCAGAACCTTGTAATCCCGTTCGAGGATCGCGATGAACCGCTCACCCCAACCCGGAGTGCGCCGCTTGGTATCGTGTCTTCGTTTTTGGACCATATGGATTTTTGGAAACATTTTAACCCCAGGTAGTCAATGGGAATCGACCACAATCGAGCAAGAGAGTGACTGAGAGAACTGCCTTGACTGAGTGCCCAAGCAGAGCGTCAATGTCGATGCTCAAGAAGGAGAGGTCAGATGGACGTTGATGATGTGCTTAAAACCCTGCCCGGCATGAACAGAGATGCCCTGTGCAGGCAGTGGCAGGAATCATTCCGTAAGCCAGCACCTGCGGGGGTACGCAAAGAGATATTGATCCGAATCCTGGCGTATCGGATCCAAGAGCAAGCCTATGGTGGCCTAAGCGCGCAGAGCCGCCGCCGACTCGACGAGGTGGCTGCGGCAATGTCAACCGGCGATCCGAAAGCTGCTGTCTCGAAGATGGTGAGTACCAAGCCCGGCACACAACTGATCCGCAGCTGGAAGGGCAAGACGCACACCGTGATCATTGAAGAAGCCGGCTACCAATATGAAGGTCGCCGCTACCGCAGCCTTTCTGAAATCGCGCGTTACATTACCGGGACCCAGTGGTCGGGTCCGCTCTTCTTCGGCTTGAAGTCTCGCAAAGCCAAAAAAGGAGTCGAGCATGCCCAGTGAGAAGTCGATCGTTCGCTGTGCGATTTACACCCGGAAGTCCTCTGAAGAAGGCCTGGAACAGTCCTTCAATTCGCTTGAGGCCCAGCGCGAAGCCTGCCAAGCGTATATTGCCAGCCAAAAACACGAAAGTTGGCGAGCCCTCAGCACACATTACGATGACGGTGGGTATTCCGGTGGATCGATGGACCGGCCAGCTCTTCAGCTGCTGCTTGCGGACATTGATGCCGGAAAAATTGATACGGTAGTGGTTTACAAAGTGGACCGGCTGACGCGGTCGCTGGCCGATTTTGCCAAGATCATCGAGCGTTTCGATGCCCGTCAGGTCAGTTTCGTCTCCGTCACCCAGCAGTTCAACACCACGAGCTCTATGGGAAGACTCACCTTAAATGTCCTGCTCTCCTTCGCTCAGTTTGAGCGCGAAGTGACTGGCGAACGCATTCGCGACAAGATCGCCGCCTCCAAACGCAAAGGCATGTGGATGGGCGGTACCCTGCCCGTTGGCTATGATCTGCGCGACCGCAAGCTCGTGATCAATTCCCAGGAAGCCGCGCAGGTGAAAAGGATTTTTGAGCTGTACCTGGAAGTGGGCTGCGTATCGAAGTTGAAGGAGCGCCTGCATCGGGAGGAACTCAAAAGCAAGGTTCGGGCGAGCCGCTCAGGGCAGAAGACTGGAGGAAAGAGCTATGCCCGTGGTGCGCTGTACTGCCTATTGCAGAACCCGATCTATATCGGGAAGATCCGTCACCGCGATGCTGTTTACGAGGGCGATCACGAAGCCATTATTCCTGCGCAACTCTGGGAGCGTGTCCAGGAGTGCCTGAAAACGAATGGCACTATGCGCCGGATTGGCAGGAACGCAAAATCTCCCAGCCTCCTGGTGGGGCTGCTTTACGACGCGCAGGGTAACCGATTCACCCCTTTCCATACTGACAGGCGAGG